GCTTATTATTCTGCTTCTGCTGGAAGGGTTTACCCTGATTTTGGTGTACCTGATAGATTCAAAAGTTGTTTGTTAATTAATGGTGGTGAAGATGTTTGGGCAACAGGAAACGAAATTACAATACTTGATAATGTTAACACTTTTTATTCTATATATATGGAAGAAATTAAAGATGAAAAACAGACTGCTGGACAATCTTTAATTAGAATTGCAACAACTTTACAAAATGCAAATGACGGAATTTATATTCCTAATGCTGGTTCAACTAGCACTTATAACAGTTCTTTAACTGTAAAATTCTTATCAACGCATAAAGATTTTTCAAAATTAGATGCTCCTAGATATGATGGTTTTAATCCTAATTCATTATCTACAGCTAATCAAAATGCAAATGATAGAAGCATTCCATATAATGTTACAGGTGCATTTACTACACCAGTTACACAGCAAATCAATATAAGAATGAATCCTGCAATACAAACTCCTTCTGGTGGTCATTTTTTTCTACCTTCCACATATCCATTGATTAATTTTGGTTTATTAATGAATTATCAAGCTTATGGAAATACATCTACAAAACCAAACTATGTAGATCCAACAGCACCATTATCAACATATATTGATAATCAATTTGTGTTTTATGATCGTCTTGAAGTTATTTCTTTATCGCCATTAAAATTAAAATATGTGAATATGAAATTTGTTTACAATGACGCTATCAATGTTAAACAATACAATCTTCAATACACTCCCCCAAATTTAAGTTTAATCAATGCTAATGGGCAATGCTTTTGGGGTTTTCAATGCGATATCATAATGGAAGAAGTTGTAGATGAATTCATTCAAGAAGCATTGCCAGTTCAATTTAATCAAATCCTTCAGAATGTAGAATTCATTCAAAAATCAAATTTAATGAATTCTAGAACACCAATGCAAATGATTAACCCAGAACAATGTGAACACATTGGAAAAGTAATCGACAGGAAAGATTGTAACTGCCCTAAGAAGTGGGTTAGGTTATGTGATGTTCATGGGAAGACGGATTGGAAAAAATGTATGCAATGCAAAGATTTTAAAGTGTCCGAATGAAACTTCCCCCTCTGATGCAATTCTACTACGAGGGGAATTAGTCTCAGGAAATTGCGAAAACAAGCCCTAGAATCATTCGGACTAAGTTAATATATCAAGCCTGTTTCTTTTCTTCAAGCTGTCCAGTAGAAATATTTACAGATCCAGGGCGAAGCGATTTCATTAGCCCATCCGTAGGTGAACCCATGATGGTTTGAAGTTCATGTCTAGCATCACTAGCAACATCAAGGTCTTTTTGCCATTCGGTAAACTTAACAAATAGCTCTACAGCTTTCATGTTGCCACCCCGAATTTTTCTAATCAAACAATTTTTAACAACGGCCATGTCTTCTTCCGTAACGGATTTAACATAGAACCGCTTCATTTCTTGAATGTGCCGATAGTATGGATTTAGGTACATTATAACCTCCAGTTTCGTTTCTTGGCTACTCTTGCTGAAGCCCTTCCTCTGTCTCTTATGTTCTTAGGTATAGCCGTATACATTGTTCCTCGAACCTTCCTGTTTCTTACCGCTACAATTCCAAGTCTACCTGACCCGCCTCTTCTAAATGGTCGAGCCTTCCTAGCAATGATTGAGTAGTCCTTTAATGATGGTGATGCATACCAGTATATAAACCCTCCACGGAAGTTATTTGCCACCCATTTATTGAAAGTGGCCTTACCAACCCTTGGATATATATAACCGATATTTGGGCCTCTAGCCCTCATTACAACAGAACCTGATTGAGCTTTAGCCATAGGAAAATATTCTAGCGATTTCATCCAAGCAGAAGCCGGTGTGTATATGATTGAATTATTGGTGGCTTCAATATCTGGGCTAGGTGCTGGATTAGTATTCGTAGCTCTCCCCACCCGCTTTGCTCGGTCTTCTAAAAGTCTCTTCAGCTTTTCTATCGCTCCTACTAAATCTGCCATCGAAATTCCCCTTGATTTTTGCTATAATACTGTTACCTATTTTACCCTGTTTTTGAAAGGATGCAATATGTTAAATAAAGCTGGAGCGGATTGGATGGTGGAAGCGATTGCTGCGTATGAAAAAGGAAAGCCTTCTCAATCAATAGCAGCGAGTTTGATCTATATCTCTGAGACATTAGAACTTATGAGAATGTTGATCGACCCAGAAACACCAGAAAATGTTGAATTCCCAGGGGGCAAGGAGTTTCCAAAGTCATGATAGATTCAGACAGTTTTTACGAAATGCTGGAGAATATTCAGCGTGGAATTGATTTTAAATTAGCCATGAAGGCCTTCGGGATTTCTAAAAGGGATCTTGAACCTTGGCATAAAAAAGAAATGGTTAAGGCTAAAGCACAGGCAACCATTGCCATGCAACAGGTTATCCATGAACATGGGAGTGAAGACTGGCGAGCCATGCAATGGATAATTGAACGCAATAATAAGGAACGAGATGATGAGCAAGAACTCCAAAAACTCCTCAACAAACAACTTGCAAAAGAGATGGCAAAAGGCCTTATCGAGTCCAGCGTTGCAGGGGAAACTTTCGGAAATCCAAGAGATCAAGAGGGTGAATCGGGAGAATCAGAAGACTATAGTGATTCCGAAAAACCCAGGGGAGTATTGCGAATACCTCGGAATATCCCTGACCCCCCAGCAGATGGAAATATTTGATTCGGTTGCCAATGGTGCAAGGAAAGTTTTAGTTAGGTCAGCACATAACCAAGGCAAAACTTTTTTGTGTGCTGTGATTGCTTCATGGTTTCATGATCACTTTACCCCATCAGAAGTTTTGATATCAGCACCTGTTGCCCAGCAGATTAAAGATGGTGTTTTCAAAGAACTACGCAGGGTTAGACCAAGAGATCCTAATTGGATGCCCAAGGCTAATCGTCTTGAAAAGAACCCCTCGCATTACATCCAAGGTTTAACCGCTCAAAAGGCTGATGCTTTTCAAGGAAGACATTCCGCTGGTGGTTTGTGCATCCTGTTTGACGAAGCTAGCGGTATTGAACCAACCTTCTGGGAGCGAGCAGAATCAATGCTTTCAGCCAGCAAAGAGAATTGTTTATGGTTCTGTATTTTTAATCCATACGATGCTTCATCACCCGCCTATTTTGCTGAGAATTCACCTGACTGGAAAGTGTTCCACCTCTCCGCTCTCGACCACCCTAATGTGGCTTTTAAGGCTGATCTTGTGCCAGGGGCAATCAACTATGAGTATGTAGAGAACCGCATCAAAAACGAATGCAGAACCGCTAGAGAAGGTGAAGAATCTGAACCAGGGTTCTTTACCTTCAATGATCGAAACTACATGGTTGAAGACCCGCTGTTTGATATCCAAGTTCTTGGAAGATACCCAAGTAAGGCGATCAACTCGGTATGGGGTGCATTGGCCCTCAAACAAATCCTTGACCCAATACCGCTCAATAAAGATTGGGTTGTTCAGATTGGTGCTGACCCTGCAAGGTTCGGTGACGATAGATCATGCTTGGTTGTCAGACATGGATGCTGCATTATAGATGCAAAAGAATACCGTGGATTGTCTACAAAAGAGTTTGCAGAAAAGATTAAAGAGTATTGCCAAAAGTATGAAACACCAAGGCAATCGCAATTTAAAATTCCTGTGCTTATCGATGAGGGTGGTGTAGGTGGTGGTGTGGTTGATAACAAAGGTGACTATATGTTTTACGGTATTAATTCATCTGGTGAAGCACCAAGGTGGCGGGAGTTCCCAAACATGAGATCCGCACTTTGGTTTGAAGCAGCAGAACTTGCAATGGAGGGCAAGGTTTCAATCGGTCATCTTCCGCTTCATGTGCGTGAAAGAATGATGGAAGAGTTACGCACACCAGTATACATTGTGGATACAAACGGAAGAAGAGTGGTCGAGTCTAAGGACATGATGAAGCGAAGACTCAAGCACTCTCCTGACCTTGCAGATGCTTTTAACTTAGCTCTGATGTCGATCCCTCGGATTGGGATTGAGAAGGTGATTGGTCATTTATAACGATGTACATTGATCCAGCACCATTCGCATCTCGACTTTTTCTGATTGAAATTTCACCGCAATCTTGAAGGTATCGGATTGCATCATCAACGCTCTGCCCGCTGTGTACTATCTTCCTGAGATGCCTTTTCGCATCAATCATCTTTACACCATACACATCTGGTTCAATTTCATTTAATGAATCCTTGATCATGTTTAAGAGCTTGTCTGTAATTTCACCAAACTTTGTATCGCTTACCATAACTGTATTTGCGGTCTGTCTTTTATTAACTTCACGAACAAATTTAAATCCAGAGGTAACTCCAGCTAGCGAAATTGTGTCAGCGTTTATGTCCTGACTTAATTCCCACAGGCAAGCTATTTTTAAGGCTAACTCAGGAAGTCTAGCACATGAAGATGCTTTTTCTTCTTCGCTGTTCTTCTGGTACTTGGAATACAGATCATCGTTTTCCCACACTTGAGTTTGAAAAAATTCTAACGCATCTTCATCAAGAAGAAGTATTTTTGAATCCCTTTCAATCTGGTTTAATGGAGCATTTCCAAGTGCATCAAGTTTAGTGTCTGCCATGAATTCCTTGATCACTCCAGGCACAAGATTTTCATTCATAGCAATTAATCGTGCAGCAACCTCAACCAAATATTCTGGAATTGGTTCTGATACTGACATACCCCGAAGATTCATTCTGCCTCGAATTGCAGATTGTAAAATTAACAACCTATTGTAAAAACCTGACCGAAGCATCTTAGGCGATAAAGCTTTGAAATACTCTTCGGGGGTAGATGAAGTCATAATGGAAAGGAATGGATAGCGAATAAAATTTTCTGAATCCGCATCACCCGCTTTAGCTCTTCTCTTAATATAATTTGATGTGAACAGTTCTAACATTGTTCCCATGACATCATTAAACCTTGTATCACCCGATTTAGCTTTCTCAAGATCAAATGCACCTTCATCAGCCATAAGAAATTTCGGGCCTTGAATTACTTTTTCTTCAAGACCCTCTCTTGAACCTACCTTCGTCATCAGCAAGCTTGCGTTATCAATTTCCATACAGATTCTAGCGTTCAATTTTCGTGGAAAATCTTTTCCCGAAGCTGTCAAGCCAAGCACAACAATGTATAGGTTAAGCTTTAATTCATTTGGCCCCATGATGGATCTTCCCACTAGGGCAGAAAACATCCCTAGTGCAGATGCAGCAGCAATTCTCTTTTCTGGGTATAATGCGTTTCTCATGCAGTAGTCAATGTAAGTGTCAATCCACCCAGGAAATGAAATGGCATCATCAGGTACAATGTCTACGGTTCTGATTTGCTTAACCTTACCTGACCTTGTTGTTTCAAGGAAATCCCATCTAGTTTCGTTCACAGGTTCATCTTCAATTTTATCTATCGAATACTTGGCAAATACCTGTGCGTAAAATGTCTTCCATTCTCTGCTCCCTGGTTGCCATCCTCGACTCATACAGTAAACATAATCTTTAGTTAGTGGAATGTTTGGACTCAATCGCCAGTCTAATGGGCTGAAGTTCCAATAGCGATCCATGCCACCATTTTTGCACCCTGCAATTGCGTTGGGTTCTCTGCCTGACGAATCAGGATGCCACACCATGAAGTAATCATGCCTGACCTCAACTACTCGGTAAGAATCTGGAAGAATTTCGGGCCAAGAAGTTTCTGCTCGCCATTGATCCAACGCAGTCTTTTTGCCTATCTCTTTGTACTGGTAAGGTTCTTTATTTAGCTCGATGAATCTCTTTGCTGCTTTTTGATCATACGACTGAGCAAATGACATAAGGAATTCATGTTCATCCGCAGTAAGCATTGGAATGGTTGCAACATCTCCATGAATCATTTTATATGGCTTAACTAATCCATCAATTTTTGAGACTGCCTGAGAATAGAATCCAACTACATATCCACCCGCCCCCCTTGTTTCGATCAACGGTGGAGCAATCTTTTTAGTCGATCCTTTTGCTTTAGCTTCGGCAAGCCATCTCTTTCCATTATCTGTAGACATTACTGCCAATTCACGGCACTTTGATTTACCTAGTGGCAAATAGTAGAAAATGTGTAATCCTTCAGATGGTGTTGTTTCCACGCATCCACAAAGTTTATCGTGCAGTTCTTTGCTAGTTGCTTCCAGGTCAGGGAGGAAGTCAATTGCTACCTTTGGGCAATCAATATCAAGGCACTCAAGATCCTTGTTTTTACCAACAACTGGGCCACAGTTGATGGCGATCCCTGCTACATTTGCGTGACTGAAATCTATCTCAATTTCAAGGTCTGATAGCGGGTTAGCTCTTAGCTCAACTATGCGGTTAGTTCGCTTAATTACTGGGGTTTTATCGACCTTAGTCGAGAAGACTGATAGCCCCTGTTTACGAACTCGCAAAGCCTGTTTTTTTATTTCTTCCAAGGCACACCTATTCCTTTGATTTTGTTGTTAAATTGGTTAAGATAATGATGCTGGGTCTGCTTCCTCCCAGCACAGGGGGAGTGGTTTCACCCTTTCGCCATTCCCCCGCCTATTACTCGATTGCTCTGAAAGGAATAACTATCGATATGATAGTACCCCTTTTCATTTATGTGTGCTTTAATAGCAGTTGGTTTGGGAATGGTATCTAACCACTCTTGGATTTGCAAGCTTTCTTTATTCATGTTCCAATGCTTATCTGGTAAACCTTTTGCACCAACAGACTTAAGCCATTTCCAAACTATAAATTCTAATCCATGCTTAAGAGAGTGATAGCATCGAATTAATTTACCTTCAAGCGTTTCGTGTGTTTCGAGTATACAAGGATCTGATGCAGGTGTTTTACGATAAATTGTATATCCAGTAGCTACAATTTCGTACTGCTTTGGTTGTCTTCCAGCAAGTATTTCGCCATTGGTTTGGCTTGCAGAAAGTTTCTCAGGGAATAAAGATTCTTCTTCCTTTGGTTTGAAATAACCGCATGAAGGGCAAATGATATTGCCAATCCTGTGTATGAGATTGCATGAAGGGCAACGCTTCACTTTAGCTGCTGGAAGTTCTATGCCTTGGGCATCAACAACGATCTGATCGATGCAACCATGCCTCAGAGCGTTGTCACCGAAATCAAGAATCAAGCAGTTTTCTTTATCTGGAGCAAGGCGAAATCCTCTACCAACCATCTGATACCAAAGACCCTTTGACATCGTTGGCCTCATCACCACAACGCAATCAATCCCAGGGGCATCAAAACCTGTGGTGAGAACGGCTACATTCACAAGCCATTTATAATTGTTTTCTCGGAATCCATTAATCACACAGTCTCTAATTGCAGGGTGAGTTTCACCTGTTATCATGTTTGCTCGTTGACCTTGGTTCTTTAGTTCATCAAGAATCATCTGTGCGTGTTTGATCGATGAAGCAAACACCAATACAGATTTTCTTCCTGATGCTTTTACGATTGCTTCTTTAACGCTAGATTGAACAAGATCAGCATTCTCAAGAATTGAGTCTAAATCCTTAGAAAAATATTCGCCCGCTCTGATGCGTACATTCTTTAGATCAGGCGAATCACTTGTACCCATTGTTACTAGCGGAGAAAGAAAACCTTCATCAATCAAATCTCTGACCCCGATTGCGTAGCAGCAATTATCAAAGGTCTTTTCCTTATGACCAAAAATGATTCCGCTCTGAAGTCTGTAAGGTGTTGCAGTTAAGCCAACAACTTTTACTCTAGAGTTAGAAATCTTTGCCTGAGACAGAAACTTTCGGTACATGGTTTCTTTGTTTTGGCTGATCAAATGGCATTCATCAATCATAATGAAATCCAGATAACCAAAGTCAGCACCCTTTCTGTACACACTTTGAATCCCTGCAATCGTCAAAGGTTTTACTTCCCTTCGTTTCAATGCAGCGGAGTAAACCCCGATTGATTCAACAGGAAGACCTGTGGTTGTAGCATAGTGTGTACAAGTCTTGTTAGATTGCTCTAGCAGTTCTTTTACATGGCTTAGAATCATCCCCCTGCAATTCGGATTAGCCTCAAATGATCGTCTGATTATTTCAGCCATCACTCTAGTTTTCCCGCCACCAGTTGGAATGACGATTACTGATGACTGTCCAGGGCGATCATGCTGAAATTCAAATAGTGAATTCACAGCATCTTTTTGGTATTTTCTTAACATTATTTATCTCTCCCAAATTCACCATGAAGTTTTTTTCTTGCTTCTATAGAAACCTTAATTGCATCTTCTTTATTTTCATAAAGTCCAAAATAATGAAATTTACCATTTGCAACCATTTGCACTAGCCATTTCTTGTTTTTTTTATTCCAACTAATTCCTTTATTTCCTGATGTGTTAATTTTTGAAATTTTTTTGTTGTGTCCGTTTTGACAAGCAGTAACCTCTCTTAAGTTTTCTAAATTATTATTTAAAGAATTTCCATCTATATGATCAATATATTTCCCTTCAGTAAGGAATCCGTTAGCTAAAAGAAATATTATTTTGCTGCAAGTTACAGTATATTGTTTTTTATCATATGTAATGGTTACAGTAAACCTTCTGTATCCATCCTTTTTCCCAATGCGAACACTTCCGCATTTATCTTTTTGATTAAAATGTAATTCTCTCGGAATCCACATTAACCCCGATGGGCTACTTGGATCTATTTTTAATATCGATTGTATATGTTCTAAAGGGATTCCACTTATCGATGTAATTCTTTCTTTAATTGCATTCATTAACTTCTCCCTAATTTGGAGTATCCAAGAATCAAATTCGTTGCACCATAGTTATCGGTGGTTTCGCCTATTTCGACTAGAAAAGGTTTGTCTACAAGTTCTTCTGGCTTCATCACAGTAGTGATCCCGCATGAGGAAGCCAGCCTTGCTAGCTTTCGCCTTGAGTCCGCTCTGAACTTTGTGTCAGTCGAAAATATATGAAAGTTTGCATCCAATGCTCTGCCTTGCTGTGACCCTTGAAGTATCTGCATATCGCAAGCAAGGTACTTATTTCCCGCTCTGGATGTCTTAATCTCCGCTCGCATGATGCGAGCAGAGTAAGTTCCAGCGGGAATAGGTTTAGTTTCTTCGGGGTCAAATAAAGGTTCATCACTCATTGATTAAGCTCCAAATAAGGTAGGTTGATTGCTAACAGGCTTCTTCCTTTTAATCGGAAAGCTAACAGGTTTAATTCTTTTTTCTTCAACCCTTTGAACTGGATCTGTTTCAATCGACTTCAAAACTCGAATACCATTGTCATCTTCAATGATTAATCTGGATGGGGTTCTTGGAGTCCACAAAGCTATATCAAGAGCATCCTCTAGACAATCTGGGTAATCAGATTCAAATGTGTTCTTCCAAGATTCTTTGTTAGACCAAGTAGGCGGGAAATTAAATTTTTCGACAATTGGTTCTGGATCGACTGTCCAATGATGTGCTATTAGCTGGCCATCTTCAGTAGACCAATCTGTATCAACAACTGAAGCAATCCGTGAGCGATACATTCCTCTTCGCTCTAGTGTTTCAATAAAACTTTTTTCACCAAAAGCATTTGTAACCGCTGCTCGTAACTCAAAAATATTGGCAATAACTTCCATGTCTACCACTCCTTTTTAAACTTAAGATTTACATCCATTTTTTCGATTACTGGGGAATCAGACATTAAAGTTGTCGATGCCCCAGTTTCTATCGAATTCTTAGTTCCCTGACATCCAATCAAGAAACACAAACAAAACAAGAAAAGTTTACTCATGTTGCACCTCCTTACCTTTCTTATCGGTTGCTTCCAAGTGCAACATGAGCAAAGATTAGACAGCTTTCAAAAACTTTTCTACATTTTCGTAAGTAGAACCGTTCTTTTCGCTGTTTTTGATTTTAACCACACAAGCCTGACCAATGATGTTAGTCAGAGTCATTCGGTCAAGGCCCAAAGCAGCATCAAGACTCTGCCTTAACTTAGCATGAATGCTACATACCTGTGGATTGGGATGACCGTCTTTAATATACAGCGTAAAGGTCTTATATCGACCCTGCATATCGTGCGGAGCATCGATCTGACAACCAAGCGACAACCATTTCTTGTCATCTTTGGTACGGACTTCCGCTTTGGTAATGATTACTGGATATTCCCCTGGCGAGAGGATATCTGCCTTAAGAAGCTCTTTAGCTTCATCTTGGCCAAAGATTTCAAATTCATCACTCATAACTACTTACCTTTCTTAGAAAAAATTTCATTAACCTTAGTCACAAAATTGTCAACAGTCATCGTTCCAGTTACCCCTGGGATTCTGGATTTCGCAGTCAGTCCACCCCTTGGTGTTACCGTAATCGTTCTGCGTACTTCGTTGCCGTCTTTGCGAATGATAGGCTTGCCATCATCACCAACCATCAAATCAATCTCAACGAACCCAATTAAGTCTGCCCAACTGGTCACCCATTCGGACATTGCTTTGTCAGCACGAACACCGAAAGAAGCATATTCGCCTCTTGTTGGGTCATTTACACTTTTTACTGTCGAATGACACAAAAAGTAAACCCCAAGATCCTTCTTGGCATTTAGCGAGTTAATAAGCAGAGACATCTGCGTTACAGACTCGACAAGACCTTTACCATACCCGCCACACGCTAGCACGATTGATGATGCTCCAGATGTTTGGCAGATGTGCTGATGAAGCAATCTTTCCAACGCAGTTAGAGAATCAATAACAATGTTTTCATAGGCAAACTCTGTAGATGTTACGATTTCTTTAATCGTAGCTACGAATTCTGCCCATGTTTTTATTGACACGCAATCAATGTCTATGCCTGAGATACCACCCTCGACATCAAGAAACAAAGCTTTTGTAAGCTTCGACCCCATCGTAGATTTACCAGAACCCTCCGCACCAAAGACAACTGCCTTTGGCTTATTAGTCAAACCAAAACCAACAGGCTTACCAATTTTCATGTTAACCCCTTCCTTTGAAAGTAACTTCCAACTCGTACTTTTTGAGTCCGTGATACAACGATATCACTTTGACCGATTCAACATTTGCACCAAACTGAGTGCGAAGACCAATCCTTACAATTTCTTCAAGTTGCTCATTTGATAATTCAATAGAAACAACTGTGTTTAAATCGCCCATTTTCATTCTCACTTTTATGATCGTGTCAGAATACGATCCTCTGCCCGAAGTGATGTCATCTATACTGGTGATAGACATCATTTTGTTTTGGCCAATAGCATGGGTAGATATGCCGTTAAACAAAAGAAACTTTAAAAGCTGTTCGTCAGCATTAACAACACCTGTTATGGTTAGCGGTTCCACAGATGCATCGTCATCAAGACTGCATGGTGGCGAAAAACTCGGAACAATTATTTGCCTCAACTCTCGATCAATCATGGTAATTTCATCTTCCATGACACTCCCCTTTCGTTGAAAAAAAAGTAAAAAACTAGCGGTGCGTGTGCTAGCCTCGGTAAAAACTAGTGTCTTTTTAAGGTTCGCAACGAGCTTACCCATATGACCACCGCTAGTCATCATCATCCAGATGTATCTCCGCATCTGGATAAGATTCGGTTTCTGTCTTAGAAGCGTTTCTTTTATCTTTAGAAATTATTGGAATCGAGTTATCACCAGAGTGATATAGATCAATTCCATAAAATAATCTTGCTTCCAAAACAATTATTTTTTCTGTGCTTCCAGGGGGATGTGGACAAAAGCTTGACGCTTCGTCAAATGAAAGAAGATTATGTTTTTTCTTCCTAGGCATCGTGCCAACTCCAAACTCAGTTCCACTCCCACCACATCGTCTATCCTACGATCCGTTAAATTAAAAGTCAAACCCAAAACAGAAAAAAACAGAAAATAAAAGAAAATAAAAGATTCTATGGTAATAATAAATATTTATGATATACTTATTATGTTGTCAGTTTTACCTAATTGAAAGGGGTGACATATTATGCTGACTCACAGATGGTATTTTGAGTTAGACAATCTTACTGCTCTAGCCAAGTGGCTAAAACAGGAAGGTCAATGGGATGGTGCTGGTGGTGTTGGCAATCTGATTTATTTTTTTGAAAAACCTTGGAAGTATGATGCTGAATGGAATTCATATCAAGCATCACTATTAAAGGAAGAGGAAAATGCCAAAAAGACACGGGTCTAAGAAAGATAGGCAGAAACTCACGGTAGTTTTTCGACCTAATTCGGATTTAAAAGAACAGTTAAATTTCCTGGCACTTAGCCAAAACAGAACTATGAATGGTCAGGTTCTGGATATCCTTGAAAAGTTTTTTAAAGAAAGAGCAATCTAATGTTTCCAATTGAATATGTGTCTCACTCCCGCCTAGAATTGTTTAGAAAATCGCCTGTTCTGTATAAGAAAACATACATAGACAAGGTTGTTCAGCGTGACCCTTCTCCAGCAATGATCCTTGGATCTTTAGTTCATGCTATGTTGCTTGAACCAGCTACAGTTAGTGAACGCTTTGCGGTTGCTCCTGTCTGCGATAAAAGGACTAAGATTGGTAAAGAAACATGGGATAATTTTAAATCATCTTTAACAGATGGTATTGAAATCATTACCCATGATGATGTTGAACAGGCAAACAAAATGATTGCTGCAATTTCAGAAAATTCCGCTTCGGAATATTTTAATTGCCCTAGTGTTGTTCGTGAACAAGAGATTTTAACTACCATTGAATTTGATGGGCAACCATTGCAGATCAAATTCATTCCTGATATGTATTGCGTTGAGAAGGGTTTCTTAGTCGATCTAAAAACCGTTGGTTCTTACGATCCAATGGACTGGGCCAAGGAATGTGTATTCAATGGATACCTTCGTCAAATGGCTTTATATCGCTTCTGCTTGAGGTCGATGCAGATTCCAATCAATGATGTGTTTCACATAATTGTTGATAAAAACGAGTACCCTTCATGCATGGTTTGCCAGTTTGATTCGAGTGATCTTGATCGTGCGGAGAACCAAGTGTTTGAAGCGATTAGGAAGTACCTTGCTGCTCATCAGACTGGGGTATTTGTGCCTGAGTATTATGGGATTGTTCCTAAGATAGTAGCACCCGCTTGGTCATGGAGATAGTCAATGCCAGTCGATCCAATACTCTTTACCCTTCCTCCATCAGCAAATAGCTGCTGGAGGAATTTTAAAGGCAGAATTATCCTTAGTGAAAAATATCGCCAATGGCGGGAGGAAAACCTTCACCATACGGATGATCGGAATAGGATTGATGCCTGTTTGTTTCCTGTGGATGTACTGATTATGGTTTACCCAGGGAGAAACTGGAGAAAATCTGATCTGGATAATCGAATCAAGCCGATATTAGACCAACTACAACATTGTGGTTATCTTCTAGGAGATGATACAGATTGTGTTAAATCCATCACTATTAAGTTAGGCAAAAAGCTTACGAATGGTGACGATTCTTATGTTGCAATTGAGCTTACCAAAAACTGAAAGAAGGGGTTATAATGTTTAAGAATAAAGATTCGGGGAACGGAAGCCCAGAGGATAAAAAAATGGCAAAAATTTCTAAAGTTGCAGCAGTTCAAACCTGTTCTAGAAGGGCATCCTTTATTGCAAGGGAACTCACAGGTCTTGAAATAATGCCTGACGAGATGTTTGCTGCTGCTTCAGAAGCTTTGGCCAATTTATCTGTGCTTTGGGATGATTCTGAAGTAGCTAAACGCAAGCCTGATTCATACATCAATTTTGCTGCTTGTATGGCTTGTTGCGAATGGGCTAAAGCTGTCAGGAAGGTTGACAGCAATGAACCTTACGAGCTTAATAAAAAGAAAGTTTCTGATCTTCTCCAAGATGTTGCAGAAACAATAGATGGTTTGTTCCCAGGGTTAATCGAGTCTAGAGGATGTCAACAGGCTATTTATGATGGTGTAAGCGTAACCGTCAATGGAATTGAAGCTAGCGGATGGAGATGGACTACAAAGCTAAACGAGCGGATTGTTATACTTATGAGTCTGTATCCAATCCTTAAATTCCAATCAGCAAATAGTTCTAAGCTTTTAGAAATTGCAGAAGAGTTAGTTAGAAAGGATGGTAAATAGTTATGCCAGTATACATTAACGATGAATTGTATTTGACTAGCCCAGAAGCTCAATTGGTTATGGGGGTAAAGGCAGGGCTAATCGCTCATTATTTTTACCGAAACGAATTTCGTGGGGTAATAGACATGAGTGATCAGAAGCCTCTTATGGATGCAATCAAACTTGTTGGAATCGAAATTGATCCAGTCGAACTAGAGAAGTTTAACAAGAAAAGTAAGTCTCATTTTTTGGTTCCAATGTCATCTGTATTAGCTAAGATGATGAGGCGGGAAACAAGGAAGATTACTGCTAAAGAAAAGAAAATTGCTTTAGCTTTAAAGAGAGAAGAGAAAGCTAAAGAAAGACAGTTAATTGATGAAAAGGTTAAGGAAGCTGTCTTAGAGCAGATTAACATGAGAAGAGAAATGGAAGGTGTTTCCAATGCAGAGTCAAATGGATAACAAATACTTCTTGAAAGATCCATCTGTTATTTCTTTTAGCGGTGGTAGAACATCTGG